GCTGTTAAATTATTTGGTTGCATTATTCGGGTCTCTGTAAAACAAATGAAATTGTTTCAACAATCGGTAACCCTACAATCCTATACTCAATAGTAACATTTAGTTTGTTACCTTCAGTAATAGCAGTAACATCTACAGTTGTAAGTTCTACCCTAGGTTCATACTGATTAATGGTATTTATGATCTCATCCTTGATACTATCTGCTGTGAAAGCATCTAGAGGTTCAAAGAGGAGATTATAAACTTTAGATCCGACTAACGGTTGAAAAGGTTTCTCACCTGGTTGCGTAAGGACTAAATTCTTAACTGCTTGTTTGATGGCATTATCATTTTTAACAACAGAGGTATCATCCGTAAAAGGATTCCTCTGCATAGAAATCAAAATGTCGGAGAAAGATCGCGACTTTTTAAAGTCCTTTCCCCCTAGTTCCTTTAATGCCATCTACACGATGAGATATATCCTATCTATTTATTCAATTACCCTGACCACGATAACGCTTCTTGGCGTTATTCCTTGAAGTTGAAGCATATTTCGTATGCTTTCCTCTTCCTTGCCTACTTTTTTTAGGCGATGCCTCAATCATGTTTGCCCCAGAAAGGGACTTTCTTCGTGCTGCCATTTTAAACTCCAATAATAACGTTTGGTGACCCCGCTGAAATAAGAGACCTACATGGGAATGCAGTTGTGAAATCCCCTAAAGGATCTCCTACTCTACATGCACGCCTACCATTAATCCAAACGGATAGGGTAGTTGCAATTGCTTTGCGTGCATGACCAATAGGTGGCTCTCTACCAGCTACTGTTCCTACTCCAGTATAGGTATGACACCACCAGGCATTTGCAGGTGCCACAATGGTGCATTTACCAACTGTTCTAGTTACAGCATAAACTGATAGTGTTGGGTGGGGTGTCAGTAGATCTTGGTCTACAATAGGTATTATACCATTAATAAAGACATTTCGGGCTGCTCCCAATGGGGTTAATGGAAGTAAAGGTGTTGGTAACCAAGTAGCCATAGCATCATGAACTGGACCTGGCAAATGTGTAATACTAGGTAGATTTCCAGGAGAACAGGGTGTAGTAGCTCCTCCTCCAGGTCCAGGCATCCAAGATCCTCCTGCACCTGCTCCATGTCCAGAACATGACCCCATATACAATGCTGCAAATGCCATAGTAGTTAAGTAGCGTAAGGATTTCCAAAAGCATCACATGCTTCACGAAAAGTATTGCCAGATGAAGTCATATCATGCAAAATAGGTAAGTTTCCAGTTGCACTCCAGTTTCTACAACCACCCCCCAAAGGTCCTACTTGTGGAGTAAATGTGACCACATCCGTAGAACCATCAGGATTATTTGTAGTGCTCCCTACAGATGGTACAGGAGAGCATGGAACATGTCCACATCCTGCTTGAGCAACTTCACAACCAAGAGTAACTTTCAGTGTAACCTCCGAAGTTGGATCTGGACGATATTGTTTCATAAAATATTTAGTATACGTTGATGCAACTGGAATATCGTTAAATGTACCTTGAACTGTTTCAATCAATGCTTCATTACCAATTGTAGACTCAGGGATTACTTCTTGCACCAATGCATCAGAATGTTCCTTTCTTGCATTAACTTCATCATTATAACCCTTTAAGACAGCATCTTTAATACTACTATCAAAGTCAGGAGCGAGAATATCCTCTGTTAAATCACCTTTTAACTCATAAGTTTCCCTAAATTCATCGACAGATGCCGCAGAATATAGTCTCTGCGGTTGTTTATCGATTTTTAATCGCTCAGGATCGCGTTTTTGATTGATATTTGATGCAGGAATATTATCAATATACTTAGGATCCTGGTCAAATCCGCTAAAAATTTGATTTTCTAGTTCTGGAGAGATATCTTGAGGAAATTTACCCAATGTATCCATATAATCGTCCGCTTTTTCGGGTTCATATGCTGCATTTGGAGCAGTACTTGTCTTATAATTTACAATATCACTCACAAACACGGTAGGTAGATTTTCTTCGGTGTATTCATTACCATCTTCGTCCACATTTGTCAATACTGTGTTATATCCTTTACCGCCATCGACTACAGTTACCGCAGTTAGCACTCCATTAGTAAAAGTTCCTTCTAATTTAGCAATATTAGACTCGTTTTTGGGGTTTGTTACTACGGATTCCACACGACCGTCATCATCTAGCTCAAATTTAAAAGCATCTTGCGGAGAACTTACCGAAAGAGTAGCACCATCTTTCCATCCAGCACCTCCAGAGACGATTGTGGCACCTGTTACTCGTCCATTTGATACTGATAGAGTAACATCTGGTTGTTTAAGAGTATTAAACACATCTGGTGCATTTTTATCAACATCTACAGTGCTATATTGTATAGATTTATCAGAAAATTCATACTTTCCAACTAGTATTCCTCTGTCTATAATGCCAAATCCTGCGTGTGCAGTAACTACATGATTCCTATCAGATGTATATTGCGTATCTTTAACAAAATTACTACCACTACCATTCAAATAAATGACATGATATGGAAAATTATCAATATCAGTATGAAAAGCACGAGTTACTGTATGTCCATTAAGAGTATCACCTACTCTTAGAATATTAAATCCTGCCTGAGATAATACTGATGTAGTAGGACCAACTCCAGTAATCTTTAAATTCATTGTTAAATTAACAACTGTATTGTCTGGTTTGGTATATGCATACGTCAAAGGAATTACTGTACCTACTGCATAATCTGCTCCAGGGTCCATGAGTTCTGTAATCTGCCATCTAACACCAGAAAAGGTGGGTCCAGGTTCTGCAGTGTCATCTGCAATTGATGTAATAGCAACTTTAATTCGGAATCCTGTCGCAAGACCAACATCTAAGTCATAAATTTCAAAGTCAGTTAATTGATTTTGACCAGTTACAAATGGATTTTGAGGTGAATCGTATACAAGACCTGCTTGTGTTGTCTGATCCCATACATCAGTATAAGTTACACCATCATATGAAAACTCCATATCAGTAACACCATTTGGTATTGTGGTACTTAACGAATCATATGATACTACAACTTTATCTGAATCTGTATCAATTGCAAATAATGTGGGATGCGGCGCGTCGGGGTCGCCCGTTACATTTTCTGTGCCAGAATAGGATATAGTAGTCTTACTTGTAGCACATGTAAATGCTGTACAAGGTTTACAAACAGTCGATGAAGTTGTAGTTGATACACCAGGAGTGCCAGCAACATAATCAGGTTGCCCCTCTGTACCACTTGCAGGAGTACTAGCAGTGGTATTTGTACTATTTCTAGTCTCTAAGTAATAACAAGCAATACCAACATGACCAGCATTATCTGATGTGTCATATAGATACGAAAAATATCGATCGCTAAATCCTAAGTCAAACGATAACTCATTAGGTACATAATCATAGACCCATTGACTAATATTGATACAAGTTGCTGCTCTAAACACTTTTCCACAGGTTGCACCACTAGCAGGAGGTAAACCGCCACCAGATACTGCTGGTAATGCAATACTTGGGTGCATAATCGCAACACTATCTCTCTTATCAATCTGATAGTTGATACTACTATTACGAATCTCTGAAAGTGGATACTCACGAAACTCTACAGTGGTTGCTTGATCTACAGGTAACGGTACATTCACCGAACAATGATTTGTTCTAAAACATGGACTGCTTTCCCCTGAAGAATAATTAGTCTTGCATCCCATTCCTTAATTCCTCTATACTTTTATAGATTAAATCATAATTTTCTTTTAAATTTAGATACTCTTCCTCACCCTTCGGTTTATATAAAATCTTTTCGGGTGTTGGAATCTGTACCACATACTCTTCTAGTTTCTTTAATCGCTCTGCTAATGATATTAAACATTCATTAATAATCTCGTGTGCTTCGGCATTATCTGCCCAGCGATCAATTTTCGGATTCGTCATGCTTTTTTAAAATAAATGATTGGTCTTCTAATTCATACTCTAATTCTGTACCAACATCCCACCCCATCTCCTCACATACCTCATAAGGTATTACTAATATTAAATCTCCTAAATCATCCTCTTCTAAAATTGTTGTGAATCTCTGGGACATAACTCTATTACATACGATTTATTACTTGGGGATTATCTGTGGGATTATCTTCTTTCCACTCAACCCATAGTGTATATAGATCTTCTACAACCTGAGAGGCATAAGATGATGTGTAATAGTCTGCACACTCGTACATACGAGGGTCTAGGAATGCCTCTAACCTTATTAGTTGCTCTAGTGCCCATACACGAGTCTCTTGTCTCTCTACACGGGTCTTAGCATCCATTTTTTTACCTCAGAAATTTTTTTAGATTGACACTAAAGTATTATTGAATAATATCTAAGGCGTCTGGGAACCTTTGTAGGTTAGGGTAGTGGCTTATTTTATATTTAAGGGGGCCCATTTAACTGCCAAAGTTACATTTAGTACTGCCGCTAAGTGTTACTCAGAGGACCTCCGATTACCTCTGCTATTATACACTAACCTCTGCTGATTTGTCAACAACCTCCCAGTACCATCCGATAGTCTTGATGTAATCAAA